AGATAAATAAAGAGAAAAACTTTATACAATCAAGATCACTGATAGAACTCTCAGTAGTTATGCGCACTAAATGTGCTGTTTCCGTAAGGCGCTTTGTTAGCTTTGGCCGGACAAGACGCCCTAACGATAATATCGAGAGGCAAGTGGTCTCATCATTTCATATCTCAAATATTCATACACAGTTTAAGTGAAAGATACAATATTTGAGGATCCTTTGTTATTAAATAACGAAGATATAAAATAAAAACATTACGAGAAGATATACAGATATGTAAGATAAGCTCCATAACTTATCCCATTTTCCTATGAAACATCTGTTGAAGAAGAGAGTAGGTAAGTAGGACGCGATTTCTTTAGGTTTTAAGTACCATTACATTTAAGAGATAGATTATTGAAGATAAATTCTGACTAAGTCATATGTAACCAAACTATATTCAATTATTATCTGTTAGGTATAACCGGAAATAATAGCATATCTTAAGCATTTCTAGATCATGTCAATCTATTTGGCAGTCCTTTTGACGGCGTAGCTCGGTATTACTCATTGTTTAAAGGAGATAGAATATATGGATCTCGAGGTAAATTTGATGAATTAGTTTCAAAATAATTACCTGTAGGCTTGTACTCATATAATCCACCATTTAATGGAAATATTATTAATGAGACATATCCATACGTCTAGAATATGGTTCTCAAAGGTTCAATAGTGGCTGTACACTGCGGACATTACTCTGAATTTGATAAATAAGATGCACCTTTCAGAGTATAAAATAAAAATTACATTGACTTATGGACGAATAAAGTGTTTTAATGTAATAATACCATAATCTTAGCATTTTCAGATAGAGTAAATGTTGGTCCCATAGATTCTGAAGACTATAGGCAATTACTTAAAATTGATGAATTCAATAGTGTTGGATACATCAATAAAAAGTTGGTTATTGCTACTCAAACCGACAAAGTTGGTGCTAACTAAGACAATATTAAGACCAAGAAAGGTTCAGAAAATAAAGATGCAGCGGTATAACCTCCAGATGCTAAAGTAGATGACAAGGAATCGTTTCCTAGTTTAGCTGATACAGCAAAAGTTACCGATAAGACTAAATAGCATTTCAAGTCTGTGAATAACATGTTATCACGTATATAGAATAACATCAATAAGATAAAAGGCAGCGGAGACTCAGAATATACAAAATATTTTATACACAAAAAATATTATATAAAGAGTAAAGGCTTCTACTAGATAGATAATCCAGCTGACGGATATTGCCTTTTCTATTCATTAGCACTTATGTTAGAATTCACTAATCCGCAGAAACTATTCATAGAAGAATGGTAGTAAATTTCTATGGCTCTATTCACAGAATTATCAAACTATATAAAAGCCGAAAGTGAGAAAGATTCAACTTTGGATTTTATAGACACTTCGGAGGGACTAGATGGTTACGAATTAGAACCATATATTAGAGCTTTCTGCAAGTTACATTAGGGTACTGTCTCATTATATTAGAATGGGAAAGTATATTCATACGGTTCTGGATAACCTAAAATTCATCTAAACGTATCTGATACTGATTAGGGTAATAAATAAATAGGACATGTCACATTATTGCTGGATGATGAAGAGAGGTATTCTAAATTATTAGCTTTATACAATAACCGATATCAAATACGACTGTAATAAAACAAAAGGAAAGAAGAAAACATTGCAGTAAATGAAGCTATAATATAAAAAGTAGAAAACAAAATATAGAAATAGTAATAGAAAGCGTAGATAGATATCGAACCCGAACCATTTGTTTCAACAGAAACAGAGATATTCGTCCCTACTACAAGAGTAAAACCTAGTACATTCACATATGGAAACTGTTTTAAAATTCACAATGTTTCTAATTATTCGAGAGTTAAGTATCTCAGTATTGATATAAAACCAGACAATAAACCTAATACTTTTGTTCAAAGGTGGAAGTTAGATCCTATGGTACAATCGTAATTTAAAGATTTGTAAGTACCAGAATAGATAGATACTGTGAACATGCATGGTAACATGAGGGCTATAGCTGAGTTAGCAAAGTCTTGTTAATTTAATGCGATATTAAAGTATCCTTTCCATATTATGATTGGAGATAAACCAACTTATTTAAAGAAGTGCATTACTAACAGAATATCTGTCAGACCCTTAGACGGAAGTCCTGAAGATCCTAGTTGGGAGTTAAAAGGGTAATCATTCGATTAAATAATATCACTTGAAGAGTATACTGGTGGACATAAGTTATTAATAGGTAAAATAAATTAAGATTCCCCAGTACTAGAAGGATTCATACCCTCTACATAAGATTCTATATATTATGAACATGTTTTAGAGTATTAAACCAAGTATAATACTAGCTTCCATACATTCCACATATATGAACGTTCAGCGGATAGAGTTACTTTATACGGAGATGAAGGCTATTTCGAATTTTCAGGAAACAATGTTACTATGTCATGTCATAATTCTACTACGTATACACATAGAGCAATTAACTTAGATATATTAGGTAAAACTAGAGTTTGTAAACATAATGGTGTTAGTTTTGCAATACTTTACCATAAAATCTTAAAAACATCAGATTATTCTGTTTATGTTTCAGCTGAATTCACAGTTATACCATATAACCCAGAACATCCTAACTTCTTTATGGACTATATATTACCTTGTACTACATATAGAAGAAGCTACAATGATGGATTCTTAGGAGGAGGAATAATGGCACCTAATGAATTAGTCGGTTAAATGATTTCAGATATGGCTGGGATGAAGAAATTAACATTAGAAGAATTCACATTAAATGCAAGGAATAATGCTAAATACTCTAATTACAAACCAGACATAGTTTTGAGAGCCGCAACTATTTCATTTCATAACTTAAGCAAGTACTCGAATTAAGTATTAGTAGGAAATTGGGCATATGAAGATTTAAAATACAAAATCATCTCTCGCAAGGGTCGTATAATTGGGATCGTACTATTCTACGGTATAGTCGTTAATAAACTCTGTCCTTGGTATATTCGTCCACATAATTTATTATATGTAATATTTTATACTTGAAACTCTAACTATCCGTAGTAATAAAATAACAATGTAGACTACATATAATAACTATAAAAATAAGATAAGAAGGTAGCGAATACTAATAAATTCTTTAGTTATGCAACTAAAATTCAGTAACCTATTATAGATACTACAAATTTTAAAGAATTAAAATCTTAAATAAGTGCTAAGTATTTATAATCATTATTAGTAGAAGATATTAGTAAGTAAGATTAATTATTGATGTAATAGCAATTTGATATATAAATAAAAGAGTTAGATCACATAAATCAAATTATTGGTGAAGACGACCATTATTGGGAATTAATATCATAATACTCTAAATATTTAAATTACACGTCTCTACTTAATTTTACATAAGACATTAATGAGAAAATTGATAAATTATAAGAAAGATGGATAGAGGCGAATCCTGAATATAATACTCTTGGATATAGAGTTTAATAATACTTATGGGATAAATATTTGATTTAAAATAACTTTATAAAACCATTTATCGATAATGCAATAAGTAACTTAAGAATACCAAGAGATTTCCTCATTTAGAAAAGTACTCAAGCGAAAGAATTAATTTTTGAATAAAATTAATAAGCAACTGAAAACATTAGTAAGATAAAGCATTAATTTGACTTACTCTATGATACCACTAATTCTCATATCTCCAGTATAAAAGATAATATACATTAAAGTACGTGGGATTAGATACCTCAAGATATATACTAATCAATTATATAACAAGATATTACTCCGATAGAAACCAGAATAGATTATTTAGCTAGTCAATACAACTTAAACACTTATGCGTTTATGATCATCCTCTTCATTCTAATGATCTATGTTATAAGATTATCACTTAAAATAATTAAGCCATTCGCAAATCTCACAAGAATATTCGTTGGATATAAACAAAAGATAACTGAAGAAATAGTTAATGAAAAAGAGTTAGAACCTTTTGATAGCTAAATCAGTTACGAAGTAGTTGCTCAAAAAGACGGATTAGTAGCATATCATATGTTCGCTGACCCAAATCCGCATAACAAAAATGTCAAAACTATAATTGATAATAATTTAGTATGCTCATGTAAACTATCTACCCTTCATTACACAGGTCCGTAAATAGTATCCCCTGGATAAACAGAAAATTTAGTTGTATTTTTAAATTGTCCTATAAATATAAAAGCAGCAATCTAAGGTAGACATTAAAATAGTTCAGTAATACCTAATCCTGAAGTATTAATAATTAACTAACATATTATATAGGAAACTATAAAAGAAGTGGCAGACTTTGTAGCTATGTCCAATTAATACTATTCTTTTTAGGATATCATCTAAGACTTAGTACCGAAGAAAAGATAGAGTATGTTAAAAGCCTAACACAAAGTTTTATAGACTGGTAAGTTCTCCACAGAATTTAAAGTTATGAATAAAGCTGACGAAATACATTTTGAATTAGAAGGTGCAAAAGCTAGGTTAATATTTATACCTAATGGAAAATTCAAATACGCTTGTTCTTTAGTAAATAGACCTACTATTAACGCTTTAAGAGACTTCCCAGAATTTACATTCGCAAAAGATTCATCAAAGTTTTCTAGATAATTAACTAATGCAGTAAATGAGTTATCACTCTTAGGGAATGTTAAAACAGTTTGTGTTGACGGATGCGCTCATGATTCACATTAACATATATCTCTGATAAAATCCATAGATTGAGAATTCTTTAAATTAATCAAACCGTGAATACAATAACATGTATTAGAGTTATCACATTACACTGACGATTTCTATGATAGGATAACTATGAATTAAGATTACTTTTTCTATGATAGGAGAGGAGGAATTAAAGGAACAGTAAGAGGAACTACATTATCAGGTCACCCTTTATTAACCACATTAGGAAATTCCGTTAGAGTATTAGTATACATGAGGATAGTACTTTAAAATGTAGATAAGACACACTATAGAGTATTCATATGTGGCGATGATGTATTAATACTTTGCACTGAATAAGTACTAAGATAAGTAGTCGAATCATTCCATGAGTATTACGCTAAGAAAAATGATATGTAATTTCCAGGAGAATTCAAATTTGGTTTAGGGTAAGTTATGAAGATGTTAAACATTGGAGATATGAACAAGATAGATTTTGTATCAAAAAATTTTCATTATACACCAAACGGATATGTTATAATGACACCGATAGAAAGAATGTTTACAAAGATGAATGTTTACGTCGGAGATCCAGTTTATCATTAACATAATATCTTTATATAATTGTCAAGACTTTATAATGATACACCTTATTATAATTAAATAATAAAATAGAGGAAAAATCTTTCAATAGCATCAGCTAAAACATCAGAATAAGATTATTTTAAGTATTAGTAAATTATAGATACAGGATTCCATACAACCTAACTTTTAGATTATTACACACCGCAAATTCTAAAACCTGAAGCTTATGTAGATTAATATCCCAGCGTCTTAAAATCACATATTGAGTCAAGGAAAGCTTGAGATAACGGAGATAAGTACGGAATTTAATACATTTATAAGAAGAAAACTTAGAATCTCAAAAACAATAAATAAAAAGAATATTATTCTAAATTCATGACTAATACTAAAAAGAAAGTAGGAAAGAAAATTAAGTTTGCTTAGTAACAAAGATCAAAATCAGCTAATAACAAATAAAAACTAAGTAAATCCATCTAATAATAAGTATCACAAGCTGTTAGATAATAAACAAAACCGTAAAACTAATATAAAATAGGTGATGATAGATCTACTGTAGTTAGAAAGAAAGAAATCATAGGATCAGTTTCAGGAAGAGATAGTTACGCATTTATTGAATTTCCGATAAATCCAGGCAATTCAGGACTATTTCCTTGGTTACATAATATAGCAGCATCCTATGATTTATATGAATTAAAGTCTATAAGTATTGTATGGGTACCTACATCTTCGATAACTGTTACAGGTAGTTTTATAATCGCATATGAACCCAATCCGTCTTAAACTGGTTCATATTCTTTTACTTAATTAGCATAGTTATAAAATTACATGGTTATACCATATAGGTAGAAAAGAGAGTTTAAGATTAATATACCTCATAAATAACTGTAAGTTAATGTTGGAACTACTACTGATTTAGCTAATACAAACAGTGCTCTCACAGCGTATTTCAACGGTTTAGTTAAAATAGGATACGAATCTTCAACTGGAGTATCTAGTTCGCTGGGTTATTTAGAAGTACATTATGATATTATACTATCCAGACCTTCTATTCGATTGATTAATACATTAACATCAACGGATACTACAATAGCCATAGATGATCATCCCATAAATACATTGAGTCTAACAGGATTTTTGTGAACTATCACATCTTTAGCTAAAATATTTGTTGAAGGTTTTGCGTCGAAAATAATACCAGTAATTATAGATTCATTAACTGAATACGCCTACTAATTTATAATAGGAACTCCACAGTAATCTGTAATGAATTAATCTAGTTGGATTGTATATCGTGCATCATACACATTATATTACACAACTAGTACTATAACACCTTTACCAATACCAACAGATTCATTACATATGGTAGTATATTATAACGATGGAACAACTACATTAGTAGCGCCAACATCGAATACATCAGCATAAACACAGTATGCTAATTTTACAGTAACTAAAGTATATAGCTCATATTAATATGTCAATGGTATTGCCAGATTAAGTGCTATGGTTTTGGGTAGCATTAATGCTAACCTTGGTGTTGAAAGTTATATAACAGCATACGCAAGTACTGCTTAATTAACTTTACCATCAGACTATGTAGTAGTAGGTGCAAACAGTGAAGTGGTGATTCAAGCTTCGTCAGTAGTTTGATGAGCGCACGCGTTTTACTATATAAGTGGTATCTGGTGGTACCAAGCACTATATTATATATTTTCACTATATATATATACTATTTCATAAGATTTTAGTCTATCTTAATAAGACTAGGTAGCTCGTACGCCTTAGAACGGGG